AGAATGGCGTGTTGGTGAAAACGACACAAAAGAAAAGTATATGGAAATATTACATAAAATGAGAAAGTAATGAAACAAAATGATAACTTCAAATTCGTAGTTCATAGAGAAAACTTTTTATCATTGAGCCAATGTCAAAAGTTAATGAGATATTTAGAAACAGGTAAAGTAACCGACTCTGAATTAGCAGGTAATTATAATGACAACCTTGTAAATAAAAAAGTTCGTGATAATAAAGAGGTTGTCATCAATAATGAAAAACTAAACAACAAACTAAAAATGGTATTTGAATTATCTAACCAATCTATATGGAAATACAATATACAAGAAATGGAAAAGGTAAAAATACTAAGATATGAAAATGGTGGTAAATATAAGTGGCATACTGATATGGGTTCAAAAGAAACTTCGACAAGAAAATTAACAGCAGTAATTCAACTATCAGATGAAACAAAATATGAGGGCGGAGATTTAGAATTTGGTATAACAGATGATACAGGTGAAAAAAATTATACCGCACCAAGAACAAGAGGCAGTATTATAATTTTTCCATCATTTCTATCACATAGAGTAACACCTATCGTATCAGGTAAAAGATACTCATTAATAACTTGGATGAACGGAGATTATTTTGTATAAGAAGAATAAAGATTTTAAATGGGCGATTGCTCGTGATAATTTTCTAACTGAATCAGAATGTGATGATTTAGTTGATAGAATAAAAAGTAATAAAGAAATGATTGATAATGAAGATTTTATCGAGAGGAATGGTAGTTGGGTTTCTTTCAATGGTGACCCCATAGCAGATAAAATATTTAAGGTTGTTCAATTGGCTAATCAAATGTGTTTCAAATTTAACATTGGTGGGGTAGGTGGTTGTTATGGAAAACACTATTTCGTAAAAGACTTTGAGAATTTATGTGAAAATGGCCCACTACACGCTGATTTATCTACTGAAGATGGGTTGGTGGTAGAATCATCAGAAGATGGCACAGAAGTTTATCGTGATGAGGGATTAGAGAAAGAACTGGATGTATTCGACACCACTACAAAATTAACTGTAATTGTTTTCTTAAATGATGATTTTGAGGGTGGAGACTTGGTTATTTGGGATTCAGCGATTAAAGTGAAAAAGGGTAGAATAGTTATCTTTCCATCTTTCGCTGGACATAGAGTTAGAAAATTTACGGGTAAAGATAGATTTGTTTTAGCAACATTTATCAAGGGTGATTATTTTAAATAATTTACATTTTAGTAAATCACATTACTATTTATTTATATCTAAAGGTTATTCACAATGAAAACAAAAACACTATTTGACCACATAAAACAAATTACTAATGTTCAAAACCAATTGTATTGGGATAACATTACAGACGCCGATAAAAAAACTTGGTCTAATTATATGGTGCATAGATTTTTATCAATGAAAGCCGAGTGGATAGAAGTTGTAAATGAAATACA